GGCATATCCTCAATTTTTTCTATAACTTGTTCATTGTATAACCACATATTATCTATCTATGTTTATAAGTATTGTAGTATCTGTTGTAGGCGATAAAGGTAATGGTTGAGCTAATTTTCCTACCGCTAATAATTGTTGTTGTTCATTATATAAACCAATTGTAGTTACGTAAGGGGAAAAATAAGAACCTGTAGCAAAATCATATATATCTTGTGATGGAGTATAGAATGTTCCTACTGAACTTGAATTAGCTGTACTACCTGAAGTTATTGATGGGTTTTGGCTAAAACTGAATTCATTTTCTCTAGCAGTACATTTATATTGGGTTTCATAAATGGTAAGGGAGGATGAAAACGAACAAGTAACATTTGAAGATGTTACAAAATTTTCTATTACTAAAACATCAGATAATCCATATAATGAAGATCCATAAATAGCAGTTCCATAAGTATCTGATCCTGGTTGTGAATCACTAGTAATAACTGCTATACCATGACTATAAAATATATTACCACAAATTTGTTGTGATGAAGAAAATATTAAATTACCTTGTCCATCATCATAAATAGAACCACTTGGTGCTATCCAATTAAATGTATTTGGTTGAATATAATTTCCAAACAACCCTACAGGAATAGACATAACACCTATTATTGAATTAGATGATGTTGGAAAATAATGGGCAAATGTTAAATCTGTTTGGGAAAAATTGTAATATCTTCCTGCTGAAGATGTAGTACCTACTAAAACATCACCAGTAATATTAGCTCCAGGAACTAAACTTGCTGTATTTAAGGGTGAACCATAACTAGCTGTAGAATTTAAGTAATTCGAATAATAAAGTTGTTCTATAGAACTATAAACTAATCTTTGATATTGAGTAGTAATTTGTCCTGTTGTAGGATCGGTTAAAGGATTAAATAATGAACTAGAATTTAAACCTTGATATCTATCAATTCCAACAACAGAACTAGTTAACGCGGCTGCCCCCTCGAAATTAAACGATTTGTTTAATTCAAGCGGAGTAATTACTATATCCGACGCTAAAAATTGTTTGTAAGCACCCATTCATTTTAGAAATCAAGTTTAACTCTTACAAGAGCTTCTTTGGTAAAATCTTTTGCTAATGGTCTTGATAATTTAGCTACTGCTAATAATTGGTTAGTATCATTGTATAAACCAATAGTAGTAATGTATACTTGAGGATTGTTAATAAATTGAGGATATAATACTTCTCCAGTTGAACCTGAAATAAATGATGGGTTTTCTGAATAATTAAATTCTGAACTTCTTGGGCGAACAAATATATAATCCGATACAATAGTTTCTTGTGAATTTAAAGTAAATCCTGTTGAACCACTAATTGCTCTATATAATTGAGCATTTGCATTTGTTTGGCTAGTATATGTTGCTGAACCAGAATATGCAGATCCACTATAAACAAAAGCAATACCTCCACTTACAGCGGGAGCTGCTAAAGCTAATGGGTTTAAAATAATAGTTCCAATATCTGGTAAGAACCAACCATAAGATCCTGAGTTAGCTGAATAACCATCTGATGTATTTTTTGTTAAGTTAGATGATATAACACCTGCTGAACCTGTAATTAATTGAAATACTCTACCAGCAGCACAAAATTGAACTGATGTTACATAAGCACTATTGTCTGTTAATTTAATAGATGAAGTTCCACTTCCAGTTAAGTTTAATGTTAAAGAACCTAAAAATAATGATTCTTTATAACATGCTCTTTCAACTGGTAAAGCAAAAAATTCTGAAGATGTAATGGCACCAAATGTAAAATTAGTATTTTCATCCCCAATTACTAAATCTTGCCATTGGCCAAAAATAGTACTTGTTGGTGATAAACCATTAACAGCGGGGTTATATACAGCACTGCCACTACCATTAGCATTTCCATAAGCAATAGCAAATTGGACAGACTGTGTAGAAGTAGTATCAAATACATTTAAATAATAATTACCTGAACTTCCATTTGCTTGAGCTGAGGAGGTAAAGAAACTTGTTAATGAAGGGCTACCTGTAGTCCAACATACAGAGGATATAGCGTTTGAGCTTACTAGAAAATCGTCGGCTTCTAATCTTTTAAATGACATGTTTTATATATTATTGAACTTTAGTTACAGTTACGGGAATTGTTATAAAAGCACCACTATCTCTACCTTCAATAGTTAATGTACATTGAAGTTGTGTTTGTGTGTTAAATAATGTATTAATAGTTGTTGCTGTCATATTAATTGTAGAACCAACAACTGTTCTTGATACACTAGTACCAATGGTTGTAGTTTGGTTTGCTAAATTTAAAGCAGTTACAGCAGGAGTATTAATTCCAACACCTTCAAATGTGTTAAATAATCTAATATCTGAAATTGTAGCTGTGTAGCCTGCTGTTTCATAAGTATTACCACCTAAATAATTTAATGTTTGAGGAGTAATTGCTAATGAAGCACCTTGTTTTAATATAATTGATGAATATCCAATATCCAAAATAGGTAATTTTGCTGTTCCACGAGGTAAAGTTACTAACTTATATTTCATGGTTTGAGTAGCTTGAGGAAATGCCTCTAATAAAGGCATATTTTCAATAGCTTGTCCATAGTAAGCAGAACCTGAAGGGTTATTTGGATTATAAAGTGTGTAATCAATTTCATCATCTGCTAAAGCAAATTGAGTAATTTGAAATTGACCATTTTGTTGAGCTAGTAATTGACGTCCTACATCTGTTAAGATAGCATCTACGGTTACTATTGTATTATTTAAATATCCCATTTGTTTATTTTATTATAAATATATAGTTTTATGTTTTTTATTATATGGTTTTAAAGAATCCTGCGGTTTGTGCTATAGATAATAAACTATCTGTATAATTTGGATTAAAGTTTCCAGGTATTAATAAACCAGGAATATTTGTTGCTGGAGAAACCTGTGAACCTGTTTGTTTTAAAACAACAATAGTTTCATTAGGAATACCATAAACATTATCATAAGTTCCAGCATTATATAAAGGTTGAATTCCACTTATAACAACATTATAATTTAAAAAACTTCCTGAAGTAACATTAGTACTTCCTGATATAATATATTGTCTTATAGATACAGGGGTATTTTCAGAAGATAACCCCGATTCATTCATTAAATTATATGGAAAAATTGAATTAACTAAAGGAATATTACTTATTAATGGATTAGGGAATAATTCATTAGTAGCACCACTAAAGTTAGTAGTAGTACTTCCAGATACGAAAGTATAATTATTTAAGGTATTAGCTGAAAATATAGTTCCTATTAAGGATGATGTAGTAAAGAAAGATATTGTAGTTGTAGTTACGCTGCTTGAAATATATTGTAATGAAGAACTATAAGGAGATATAGAAGAACTAAAATTAAAGGCAGTTGAAACTGAAATTAATGTGTTAGCAAAGTTAGAACCAGTTAATACATTAATTTGAGTAGCAGTATTAGCTTGAACACTTCCTGTAGTTTTAATAGTAATACCATTTACAATAAATGAACCTGAAGTATCAAGTGTGAGTGGAGCTAAACTAGCACTACTTACAGTAAGAGAGGATGTTGTTTCTAATTTACTACCTGTTATAAGAATATTATTTGTTGGAGATAAATCAATTTTATTACCAAATACATCAATTAAAGTAGTAATATGAACTGCTGATCCTGTTCTTAAAGCTGTAGTATTTTGAAGCGTAAGAAAATTATAATCTACAGATGAAATATTATCAAAATAAGCAAACCAATCACAATATTGTTCTACGTTGGCTAATGCTCCTATTGAACTACCTGTTATCATTGGTTGGTTTACAAATCCTTCATATCTTGAACCTGTAGAAGAAATTAATTTACATCCTTCATATCTTGGATTAATTTGTTTAGCTGATGTATAGTATGAATCAGGAACTGCTGCTCGAGTAGCACTACCACTTAAAATAGCTTGTGAGTTTACAGCAATATTTGGATTAGTTGAAAAATCAACATCCATATAGTTAGAATTTAGTCTTTCTAATTGAACATCATTCTCAACAACATATCCTTCAGGATCTAATAATTCCGATTCTTTAACAACAAAATTATAAAGATTAATATTTAATACAGTAGCTCCCCCATCAATATCTAAAAAATATATTAAAGGTTTTAAACCTGTTACTTCATAATCTTGAATTATAGTAGTTGCTGAGTTTAGATTAATAGTATTAGTATAAGAACCAGATGAAACACCATTAGCAAAAGTATTATCTGAATTAACTATTGCTAAATTTGCTTCAGGTCCAGAACCAGTAATACTAGCTGTGAAACTTAAATAATAAGTTTTATCAAAATTAAAATCATATTGTACATAATTTGAATAACTTTGTGTAACTCTGTCAAACCCACCTGAAACTCCTGGGGCGAAAAAAGGAGCAGGATAAGTGTAAGCTGCTGGAATAGAAGAAGTTGAATAAACAATAGGAGTAATAACCGTAGGATTTGATAAATCTCCATTAGTAACTACTAAATTTGTTCCCTCTAATTCACCATTAAAATCATAATAATTAGTTAATATTTGTGTTACTGAACCTGATAATGAAGGTGTTGCTGCTTTAAAAGCAGGTATATGATACATCTTTATATTAGATATAGATTCAGTTTGAGCTGAGCCTGTATCTGTGTCATTAAAAATAGTAACATATTGGGATGAAAAATCTGCTATAAAATTAACAGTTGTATTTAAATCACTTCCACTAGAAACCGTAAATACTGATGATGTTGCTCTTCCTAAAAATGAAGAAGGAACTGTAGGTGAATTATAAACTTTTAATGTAGCAGCTGATCCTCCAGAACTTGATACATCAAATATTATATTATATACTCCTGATTGAGATAATTGATATGTAACACTGCTTGAAAAGGGAATATTATAATTTGAAGGATTTAAAGCTAAATAATAGTCATCGGGTAATGAACCTCCATTAGTACCTACAGTACTACCTACTGCTATAGAGCCTGTAATTAATTGGTCTTCAACTGTATATGGGGTACCAACTGAACTTGATCCTGATCCTATTAAAGCAATAGAGGCAGATGGACTAACCTGTGGTGTTCTATATCTATTTCTTTCTAATAATGTTTGTTTAATTATAATACCTGATGCTAAACTTGTTCTAGCAGGCACAAAATCAGCAAACATTTTAAATAAGGAATTATCAAAAAATTGAATTAATCTAGTATAATCCCATTCTTGGTAATTTGAAATATATTTTTGGAAATATGATTCTCTTATAGCATCTAAAGCAGGATAAGTATCTAAAGAAGATGATTGAAATCTAGGATCTCCAATTACATCTCCTAAATTAAAATATCCTATTTGAGAGTTTATATCTTCATTTATTTCATTTTGTGGGGAAAAACCAAGTTCTACATAATCAATATCTCTAGTATAACTAGAACTTATAGTAGGAAACTGTTGAATTGAAATAAATGGGGATAATACATTAGCATTGGGAATATTTGAATCACTACTACTATAAGGTAAAACAATATTTTGTTGTTTTATTTTATCAGAAATAGCGTTTTGAATACCTGCTGGTACTTGATCAAAATAAAATACTTCAGTATTTGGTATATATATTCCTCCAGAACTAGTATTAAAAATACTATTAGAGGCAAATGAAGATGTCGCAACCCAAGATCCTGTTACTTTTGGATGGACAGAAATAGAAGCCGTATATAATTCACCTCCTAAAGTTGCTCTAAATGCTAAATTTTCACTTGACTCGATTGAGTAAGGATTCATTACATAAGCATCAAAATTACTTTCTAGTAAAGGTAATGTATAATATCTAACTTCTTGGAATGAACCAGAAAATATTTTACCTGATAAAGAAGAAGTACCAAAATATGATATTGTACTTCCTGTCCAAGTATTACTATTGCTTGCTGTTACTGAAGCTGATGCTTGAAATCCAATAACATTTCCATCCTCACCATCATAATTTTTATCTTTAGCAAATAATTGATAAGCATGAGATGTTGTTTGGGATTTATTTAATAAAACAGACCACCAACCTCCATCATAAAAAGGTAAATAAATACTTGCTGAAGTAGATGGAGAAGTAGCATCAGGGATAAAATCTAAAAGAGCATATTGATAATAAGGATCTAAAGTAGATCCTGAATATGAACCACTAGTATATCCTGAGCCTGTGTATCTTAATCTAATATTAACTCCTGTATCTGTTGACCATAAACTTTGAGAATAATATCCTGAAGCTGTAGGTAAATTTGTAGTTTGAAATCTAAATTCTACTGATTGAGGTTTATTACTAGGAGCACCCCATGTTGAATTTAATACAAAAGATGAACTAATAAACGCTGAGCCACTTGTATAAAAAGCATAATTATATTCATCTTGCCAGTTGTCATAACTATTAGGGTTTCTATCTTTACCTCCAAATTCATTAATACGTAAAATAGTATCATCAATACCAAAAGTTGTAATTAAATCTCTTAAACCAGCTACTGATCCTTTTTTCTTAAGTAATAAAGGGATATTATGGTATATACGTTTATAAGTTTCTTTATTTATATCATTAGTAGGATATAATGAGGAAGTTGATGATGCTGTAATATATGTTGTTATATATTCTAAACCAGAACCTGTTGGGACTGGGAATTGTGTTGTTGTAAATGGTAAATTATATAAACTACCTGAAGGGGTTAAACCAATTAATGCTTGATAAAGATCGTTTGAAGAGAAATTATTTTGGTATATACCTATACCCATACCTCTTAATATATCTGCTACTAAATCTTTTGAAACACCATAATTTAATCTATTATCAGCATTATATTTGTTAGTAACATCTTGTAAATAAACAAAAATACTATCAAAACTTTGTCCAATCATTTCAATAAACAATTCAAAATTATAATTATCTGAATCATCTAATATATAAGAGGGAATAGCTAAGGTTAAGGCATTATTGTTTTCAATATCATATTCTTCTGCTACAAGTGATTGAGAAACAAACCATTGAGAACCACTTACTGAAGTTGTAGAATAATTTGTATATGGGGGAGTATTATTAGTTTTAGGCCAAGCAGTAGAAGCTGATGTATAATATAAATAATATTCGTAAGGATCAAAAGTAGTAATTATTTCATCTATTTTATTTTGCCATAAGGTATTACTAGAGGAAACATAATAAGAACCACTTGAAGGATTATTAGATAAACTAGCACTATAAGTATAATTTTCTAATAATCCTAACTTATAATAAAAATTTTCTAATCTTGTTTGGGCTGAAGAAAAATGAATAAAATTTGAATAATCAGAATAATCAATATTAATTTGGATATTATTTTGTGCTAATAAATTATTTAATTGGTATTGTAAACTTCCCGTTCCTTGAGAATACGAGGAAGATGTTGTTGTTAAAGTAGTATAATTTATATAATCTGTAGAATTATTAAGATTATTAGTTACAGGTATATTAAAATTAGGTCTATTTATGTATATATTATTACCAGTAGCATTAAAAATTTCATTAACATTAATATTATATGCTACTGAATCTGCTATTTTTTGAACAACCCAACACTGATCATTTATTTCAATAGTATTAGGTAAGGGTTCATATAGTTTAATTAAAATAGTAGGATCATCAGCATTAGAAGTATCTAATAATATATTATTAGCAATAACTAATTCATTAAACCCAAAATCTATATAAAAATCTACATAATCTAATGATGATGATTGAATAACATTAACAAACTCTATAGTTGAAGCTATTACTTCTGTGTTAGGTATTTCTGTAGTGTTAAGTCTTATTTCGGTTCTATTCGAACTTATTTCATCTATGTAATATGACTGAGAAGGTGAAGAAGCTAATCTTTTTCTTAAAAAATTATATAGAGTATTATAAGAACCAACATTATATCCTGTGACTGTTAAATTTTGAACAGGATCTAAAGATACTTGATTATCAATTAATTTAAAATAAGGAAAACCATCAATGTCACTAAATAAAACATTATTACTTAAATCATAAACAAAATATTCAATATAATCTGTATGGGGATCAAACGTTGTAAGTACAGATTGTTCATTAATTAAAGCAATATCACTATTTGAATATTCTTGATATTCAAAAGTTGTTGGTGATATTGATTGTGTTGTTATTAAAAGTTCTGCCATTTTATATAGTTACACTCCCTGATGTTAATTGTTGTTGTAATAATAAATTTTCTTGTCTTAATTGAGTTATTTCTTCAATAAGAGCTTGTGTTGTTGTATCAATTGTTTGATTTGAACCAATATAATCAGTACTTGTTTTAATAAGGTACTCATGAGAATTAGTATTTCCAAATTTAGGTATAGAAAAAAATAATTCTTGGTAATTTTGAAAAAATTCAGCTACGGAAATTGTAGGAGCAACAAATGAACTAGTTGGAGAAACTAATCCTAATTGAGTAAATGAAGTATCAATTACCTTTTGATATTGGGATTTATTATATAATGTATTTGTTAAAGATATAATTTCCATTATCCATTAATTACTTTAAAGTAGTATTGGTCATTAAATACAATTGTTGAACCGTTAATCGTACTTTGAATTAAAATAGTATAATATCTTTCTGGTTGTAAAAAATTCATATACATATCAAAATAACTTGAAGTAGAATCAGCACTTAATTTAGTATAAGTGAGATCAAAATCAACTATATATTCATTAGTTTCTAAATCTTTAATAGCATAATAAGAGGCAGTTGGTAAATAATAATTATTTAAATAAACTGATTCTGTTTGCCATAACTGAATAGGATATTCAGGACGAGCATTTATTCTAAATCTATTTATACTTTCACTATAAAATGTTCCTGGGTTTTGTGCTAAAGTAATTGTAGCAGGTAATGTATTTAAAATTGTTTGAGTAGAAGAACCAGTATTAAAAACAAAATCATTCCAACTAATCTGTAAAGCTGGAGGATAAATTGTATTAGTATCGACAGAAAAATATTTTAATTCTGGTTGGTAATTTTTGTTATCAACAAATTCTAAATTTTGTTTTAAAAGGAAACCATAATTTGGTAATTTGTTTGTTGGTATTGTGCCCGAACTAGTTGTCCAAGCTTTAACAGTATTAGTTACATCTAAATTAATATCTTTATTTGTTCTATATGAAAAAGTAACTGAAGAAGTATACTGAGATCCAGTATACCAAACTCCTCCCCCTGCTGGAACAGATGAAGTAAATGAACTAGTAGCACCTACTGGAGCTGACCAAATAGTACTTCCTGAGTATCCTGCCCAAATCCAACTACATCCATCTGTAGATATAGGTTCATCTAGATATCTTCCAGTTCCCATATCCCAAGTTTGTGCTACAGGAAAACAATTAATTGATGTTGTAACCGCTAATCCGGTAGCAGTTGCTATAAAACATTGTAACTTAGCATTCCAGCTTCCTGTAGATGTAGTTGATCCTGAATTAAATAAAGATTGTGGGATTAAACTAATGGCCGATGCTAAATCTTCATTAGCAAATTGAATTAAAAATCTACTTGTTTGAGGGTTAGGGTCTGAGTAAGCAAAAACAGTTTCTGTTGCTTCTACAATTTCATCTAATCCCGTATTCATATTAGGGAATAGAGAATATAATGTAGCGTCTTTATCGGGGAATATTTTTAGTACTGCCATTTTGTTATAAATTTACTACCCTTCCTTGAATATCTGTGTTAGGGTATTTGACTTCAAAAATACTAGGGTCTAATGAAGGATAAATTACATTATTAGCAGTAGCTGCGGGTATTGAATAAGCATATTTACTGTATCCTAAATTTTCTCCTACTAAATTATTAATAGTAATGTTTTGAACTGTTTGAACCCCCTCAACACTATCTAATAATGTATAAATATCTCTTAATAATATTGGTTGATTTATTTGCCAATTTGTTATATTGAAATATACTTGTAAATAAATAATACATTTAGATAAAACTTCATTACTATTGTAATTAGGTAAAATAATAACATCAAAATTTACTCCTATGTTTATAATAAAAGCATCTTTAATATTAACAGAATCATTAACCATTCTA